ATCCTCTCCACATGGCCGAAGCTCAAGGGCCGCAAGGTCATCATCACCAAGGACAAAGACCTCAAGACCATCCCCGGTCTGCACTTCCACACGCACCGCACCGAGCTGGGCGTGTTCGAGGTCACCGAGCACCAAGCCAACTACCACCACCTGCAGCAAGCCCTGACCGGCGACATCACCGATGGCTACAAGGGCTGCCCAGGTATCGGCCCGGCCAAGGCCGACAAGATCCTCCTGCCGTTCGCCCACGAGACCAAGCACGACCAGTTCTTCGACGTGCAAGGCGCCTGGGAGAAGGTCGTCGAGGCGTTCGCCAAGGCCGGTCTCTCCGAAGAAGAAGCCCTGGTTCAGGCCCGCGTAGCGCGGATCTGCCGGGCATCCGACTACGACTTCAAGACCAAGAAGGTGAAGCTATGGAATCCGTGATCGACATGGTCAACCACCCTGGCCATTACAAGGGGAAGCTCGACCCCATGCTTGCCGCTGTACGCGGTGCCCTCGTCGAGGACGTGGACGGCATCAACATCGAGTGCTTCGAGGCCATGGTCTCGATGATGACCATTGAGGAGCTGCGCGGTTACCTGCGTGGCAACTCCTTCAAGTACCGCTGGCGTTACCAGAAGAAGGCCGGGATTCAGGACTTGGAGAAGGCCGAGTGGTACGAGAAGAAGCTGCTGCGCCTGGAGCGTGCGGTGCGTGACTACCTGTTCGCCCAGGAGGACGCAGCAGCATGATCGAGAGCCTGGAAACCGCTGTGATCAAGTGGGCGGAAGACCGGGGCATCTTCGAGAAAGCAACCCCGGCCAGCCAGTGGGACAAGACCCACGAGGAAGTCATGGAGCTGTTCACCGGCATCGCCGCCAACAACCTCGACGAGATCGAGGATGCCATTGGCGACATCGTCGTGACCCTCATCATCCAGGCCCGAATGCACGGGCTGTCCCTCGGTCAGTGCCTCGCCTCGGCCTACGACCAGATCAAGAACCGAACCGGAAAGATGATCAACGGAGTTTTCGTCAAAGATGCACCTTGAGACCTACCACGGTCTCACCCTGGACAATGGGCGTGATGCCCGACTGACAGCCCTCGCAGGAGACCTCCTGCGGGGGTTTTATCTTTCTGGGGGTGAGACTTTCCAACGCGCCTTTGCGCGCCCCGCACTGGCGTTCTGCAAGGGAGACCTGCAGTTCGCCCAGGACATCTACGACGATGTCTCCCGTGGCTGGGCCATGTACTCCAGCCCGATCCTGAGCAACGCCCCCATGCCGGGCGAGCTGCCCAAGGCCATGCCGATCAGTTGCTTCCTGTCGTTCGTGCCGGATACCCGCGAGGGGCTGGTTCAGCATCAGGTCGAGCTGGCTTGGCTGTCCATGATGGGTGGTGGTGTCGGCGGTCATTGGGATCTGGTGCGTGCTGTGTCCGACAAGTCGGTCGGCCCGCTGCCGCACATCAAGATCGCTGATAGCGCCGTCGAAGGGTTCCGCCAGGGCAAGACCCGCAAGGGTTCCTATGCGGCGTACCTGTCCATTTCTCATCCAGATGTCGTCGAGTTCATGAACATTCGCCTCCCAACCGGGGGTGACGTGAACCGCAAGTGCTTCAACATTCACCACGCGATCAACATCACCGATGACTTTATGGCTGCTGTTTTCGCTGGTCGATCTTGGGAGCTTCGCTGCCCTCATAGCGGCGCTGTGGTTGAAACAGTGGATGCGCGAGAACTGTGGCAGTCGATCCTCGAAGTTCGCTTCCGTACCGGCGAGCCGTACCTGAACTTCATCGACACAGCGAACCGCGCTCTGCCCGAGGCCCAGCGTGCCCTGGGACTGCGCGTCCATGGCTCGAACCTGTGCAACGAGATTCACCTTGCGACCGACGCCGAGCGCACGGCGGTGTGCTGCCTCTCGTCGATCAACCTTGAGAAGTTCGACGAGTGGAGCAAAGACCAGCGCTTCGTACATCGCTGGGTTCGGTTCCTCGACAACGTGCTGGACTTCTTCATCGAGCACGCCCCGGACGTAATGAGCCGTGCGGTGTACTCGGCCATGCGTGAACGGGCCATCGGCCTGGGCGCCATGGGCTTCCACTCCCTGCTGCAGAGCAAGCGGGTGCCGTGGGAGTCGGTCATCGCCAAGTCCATGAACCGCCGCATCTTCGCCAAGATCGAGGCCGACGCCATTGAGGCAAGCCAGGAGCTGGCCCTGGAGCGCGGTGAGGCACCGGACATGGTGGGCACTGGCCGTCGCAACAGTCACCTGCTGGCCATCGCACCGAACGCCAACAGCGGCCTGATCTGCGGCACCAGTCCGTCCATCGAACCGCTGCGCTCGAACGCCTTCACCCAGCGCACCCGTGCTGGCTCCCATCTGGTGAAGAACCCGCACCTTGAGGCGCTGCTGGAATCCCTCGGCCACAACACCGACGAGGTCTGGCAGTCGATCATCCTGCACAAGGGGTCGGTGCAGCACCTGGACTTCCTCGACGAGTACGACAAGGAGGTCTTCAAGACCGCCTTCGAGCTGGACATGCGGTGGGTCGTCGACCTCGCTGCTGACCGCCAGGAGCACATCTGCCAGGGCCAGAGCTTGAACCTGTACTTCCCGTTCGGTTCGGAGCGCCGCTACGTCAACGAGGTTCACCTCATGGCGTACCAGCGGGGACTCAAGGGCGTGTACTACCTGCGCACCGATGCCGGGTTCAGCGGGGACAAGGTCAGCCAGAAGATCGAGCGCAAGGCTCTCAAGGACTTCAACGCAGAGGAGGAATGCCTAGCATGTCAAGGTTGACCACCTACAGCCAGACCTACAAACCCTTCGCTTACCCTGAGTTCGTCAACCACGCCATCGACCACGAGTCCCTGTTCTGGGGCGAGTGGGAGGCATCCCTGCAGCGTGACGTGAACCAGTGGAAGGACGGGACGATCGCCCCGGTCGAGAAGAACCACATCACCCAGATCCTGCGCCTGTTCACCCAGAGCGACCAGATCGTGGGCGGTTCCTACGTCGATGTCTTCCTGCCGTACTTCAAGAACAACGAAGCCCGCATGGCGCTGCTCTCCATCGCCAACCGGGAGTCGACCCACATGCGCGCCTATGCGCTGCTGAACGACACCCTCGGCCTACCCGAGAGTGAGTACCGGGCGTTCCTTGAGTACGAGGAGATGGCCGACAAAGCGGAGTTCATGCAGGACTTCTACGCCTCGTCTGGTGCAGAAGCGATGGGACTGAACCTCGCTCGCACCGTGATGAACGAGGGCATGAGCCTGTTCTCGGCCTTCGTCCAGCTCCTCAACTACCAGCGCCCCGAGGCTGGCTCGAAGATGCTGGGCATGTGCGAGATCGTCGAATGGTCGATCCGCGACGAGACCAAGCACGTCGAGATCATGGCGGCGCTGTTCCGGCGTCACTGCGAGGAGCACCCGGAGATCGTCACCGATGCGTTCAAGCGGGCGATCTACGAGATGTTCCGCCAGGGTGTCGCCCTGGAGGATCGCTTCATCGACCTGTCGTTCGCCCTGGGTGGGCCGAAGGCGCTGACCCCCGAGGAGGTCAAGCAGTACATCCGCTTCATCGCGGATCGCCGTCTGGTTCAGCTCGGCCTCAAGCCGAACTGGGGGATCGAGAAGAACCCGTTGCCGTGGGTCGACCACATCGTCTCCGGTGACAACCAGAAGAACTTCTTCGAGGGTCGGGTCACTGACTACAACCACAAGGGAATGGAGGGCGACTGGGGGTGGGAATAATCCGCTGAGTTCGGTAAAAAAGCACTGAAGCGGCTGTATAACCGGCGTGGTCATGGAGGAATGCAAATGGATGAGTTCGCACTCGCTTTACGACGCAAGAGGGAACGGCTGGAAGATGAGCTTGGGGATGCGCGGTTGGCTTTAAGCGAGGCCCGTCAAGAGGGAAGCTCTTTGCTCCGCATCATCGAACAATGGCTCTCCTCGTATCAACAAGAATCTCTCAAGGTGGAGCGACAACGCTTCACTTACGAGTTCGACGTTGCTGGTGAGACGATCACCGAGGTAGGCGATCAGCTTATCATTCGATTTCTCAGAGACTCTGTGCATATCAGGCCCCTCAAGCGCGATGGAGCGCTTGTTCCTTACCGGGCGATGCTGATGGAGGGGCCAGGAGGGCGGGCACAACTGACAGCGTACGGAACGATCACGACCAGTTGGTACATCCACAACCCTGACGCGACTGAACAGGAGGAGTTAGAGCTTAGTGAGGAGCTGTTCCTCCTTCATTTAGGTCGATTATTACAACTGTCCTAACCCAAAGGCGCTTTACGGCGCCTTTTTTGTGCCCATGCAATTACCACACAGTAATGGAGGACGGAAAAAATTCATAGAGTGCAACTTATGGATCAACTACCTGTGATTTCCAAAAAGCTACTCGATGCCCTGGAGCAGCGCTTCCCAGAGCGTTGTCCTGAGCCTGAGTGGTCTGAGCGTGAAATCTGGATGCGCGTAGGTGAGCGCCGGGTAATCCGGTTGCTCCGTCGCGTGTATGAGCAACAGCAAGAGAACGTGTTGGAGAACACTCATGTGCTTCGTTAAGACCCCAAAAATGAAGTCCAGCACCCCCGCAGCAGCGCCGCCGGCACCGGAGAAATCTGCCGCCGATGAGCAAGGCGTCCCCGAGAACGAGGACACCAACCTCAGTACCAAGAAGACCCCGCTGCGGAACAAGCTGCGCATCGACCTCGACCGCAACGAGGAGGAGCGCAAGTTCGGCGGTTACCGCCTGTAGGTAGCCGTGTTCATCCCCCAGTATCTGCGCCTGGATGCTGGAACCCCAACCCCATTGACCCGTGAGCAGATCGAGCCAACCGTTCGGGAGGCCATGAAGCTCTACTTCGACATCCACAAGGCCGACTACGGCCAGTGGCTACTGTCCGCAGACGAAGCTGCAGAGGTCTCCCTTCGAGACCACCACATCGTCCTCATCAACTCCGACTACCTGATCGGCTACTCGAAAGCCTCCGAGTGGTACGCCCGTGGCTTTGTGCTCACCGAGGAGTACCTGCTTCGAGTAGGGACTGGGAGTACCCGGTTGTCCGAGGTGTTCGAGGTGATGAAGACCTTCGCGCTGCTCCACGGGGCAAGGGGTTGTGAGTTCGGCACACGCGCAGCCAGCAACAAAGCGGCCATCCGACGGCTTTACGCCCGGCATGGCCTGACAGAAACCATGACTGTGATGAGGTGTTAACCAGTGGGTGGCATCAAGAAGGCGGTTAAGTCCGTCACCAAGTCCATCAAGAAGACAGTCTCGAAGACCGTGGGCGGTGTGTTCGGTATCAAGGCCGACAAGCCCAAGGTAATCGAGCAAGCCCCTCCGGCCCAGGAGGCACCGAAGGCTGAACAGAACGCCGAGGACATGATCCAGAACGAGGAGTTGAGTACTCGCAAACGCAACCGCCGCAACGGCTTGCGCATCGACCTGAACAACGCAGGTGGAGCGAACGGCGGCAGTGGATTGAACATTCCGGTGGGCTAATCGAGGAGGCGTATGGAACAAACGGCTGGCGGGCGCTACAACGCCCTGATCAGCTTCCGTGAGCCATTCCTTCAACGCGCACGAGAAGCTGCCAAACTCACCATCCCGTCGCTCCTTCCTCCTGCAAACCACTCCCCGCACACCAAGCTCCCGACCCCGTTCCAGGGGCTGGGCGCTCGCGGCGTCAACAACCTCTCCTCGAAGCTGCTCCTGGCACTCATGCCGCCGAACAGTCCGTTCTTCCGGCTGACGGTGGACGACTACACCCTGGAGCAGATGACCCAGCAAGAGGGCATGAGGGCCGAGGTTGAGGAAGCCCTGGGCAAGATCGAGCGTGCTGTCATGTACGACATCGAGTCCCAGGCCATCCGCGTCTCGACCGGCGAAGGTCTCAAGCAGTTGCTCGTCGCGGGCAACGTGCTGCTGTACCTCGCCCCCGAGGGAGGCATGAAGGTCTACCGCCTGGATCGCTACGTCGTCCGTCGTGACCCCATGGGTAACGTGCTGGAGATCATCGTGCAGGACGTGGTCTCGCCCGAGGCTCTGCCGCAGGACTTCCTGGCCAAGCTCAAGGACGCCCCGCAGTTGACCAAGGAGAAGACCTTGGAGCTGTACACCCGGATCTACCGGGACGGTAACCAGTGGCGGATCTACCAAGAGGTCAAGGGTGAGCGTGTCCCCGGCACCGAGGGCACCTATCCGCTGGACAAGTCCCCGTGGCTGGCCCTGCGGTTCACCAAGATCGACGGCGAGGACTATGGCCGTGGCTACGTCGAGGAGTACTACGGTGACCTCCGGTCGCTGGAAGCCCTGACCCAGGCCATCGTCGAAGGCTCTGCCGCTGCAGCCAAGGTGTTGTTCCTCGTGAACCCCAATGGCACGACCGAGCAGCGCACCCTGACCGAGTCCCCCAACGGGGCTGTCCGCACCGGCAACGCCGCTGACGTGACGGTTCTGCAGGTGGAGAAGTTCGCTGACTTCCGCATCGCCTTCGAGACCATCGAGGCGATCAGCCAGCGGCTGTCCTTTGCGTTCCTGCTCAACACCGCCGTTCAGCGTGGTGGCGAGCGCGTGACCGCCGAGGAGATCCGGTACATGGCCGGTGAACTGGAGGATGCCCTGGGCGGCGTCTACTCGATCCTCTCCCAGGAGTTCCAGTTCCCCCTGGTGCAGCGCCTGATCCTGCAACTGGAGAAGCGCAAGAAGATCCCGGCACTCCCGAAGGACACCGTCCGCCCGACCATCACCACCGGTCTGGAAGCCCTTGGCCGTGGGCACGACCTGAACAAGCTCGATGCCTTCATCCAGGGCGTGAACCAGACGTTCGGCCCGGAGGTGGTCGCTCGCTACCTCAACGTCGGGGACTACATGACCCGTCGCGGTACAGCGCTTGGCCTGGATATGAAGGGTCTGGTGCGCAGCGAGGAGGAAGTCAAGGCGATGCAGCAACAGCAAGCCCAGGAAGAACAGATGGCCCAGCTCGGCCAGATGCTCGCCCAGGGCGGTATGGGAATGGCAACCGAAGTAGTCAAGGCAGGTGTGAAGAATGGCTGACGAAGCTCAACCGAAAGTCACCAGCCAGGAAACCAAAGGGGGTCGCAAGGCGGCCCCTTCTGTTTCTGCGGCTGAAACCAACAAGCAACCCCAAGAGGCCAGCAAGCGCGTGGAGAAGACCAGCAGCGGCCTCGTGATCGTTTACCACTAAGAGGAGAACCAAATGGCTGAAGTCCTGAACACCCAAGGCACCCCGAACAGCGAAGCCCCGGCTGGCCACGATGCAGCCATGGCCGCTGCCGTTGACCAGAAGAACGCCGAGCTGGCGAACCTGGGCAACGACGCGCCGAAGCCGCAAGAGCCTCTGCTGGGCAAGTTCCAGTCCGTCGACGAGCTGGCCAAGGCGTATCAGGAGCTGGAGCGCAAGCTGGGCCAGAAGCCCCAGGAACCGGCGAAGTCTGATGTCACCGACATGACCCCCGAGAAGCTCGACGAGCTGGCCCAGAAGAACGGCTTCGACATCGAGGAGATGTCCAGCTTCTACGAAGCCAACGGCGGTCTGTCCGAAGACCACTACGCCCAACTGGAGAAGGCTGGCATCCCGCGTGCCTACGTCGACCAGTACATCGCTGGCGTAGAGGCTGAGGCTGAGCGCGCCCGTGACGCCATCTTCCAAGAGGTCGGCGGCGAGCAAGCCTTCCAGGCCATGTCGCAGTGGGCAGTGGCGAACCTGAGCAAGGAAGACCTGAACCGCTACAACCTGGCTGTCGAGAGCGGCGACATGGACACCGTGCGCAGTGCCGTGATGTCCCTGGCGTACCGCTACCAGAAGGCAGTCGGCTCCGATCCGAAGCTGGTCAATGGCCAGAACGGTGGCGGTGCCGGTGGTTACGAGTCCCTGGCTCAACTGACCGCAGCAATGCAAGACCCCCGCTATGAGAAAGACCCGGCCTACCGCCGCGAGGTGGAAGCCCGGCTGTCTCGTTCCAACATCTTCTGAGGTGAAACATGCTGAACTGGCTCATTGAGAACTGGGACGGCGTCCTGGGCGTGATCGTTGCCGCTCATGCCCTGGCGCTGGCCATCGTGAACCCGACCCCGACCCCGAAAGGCGACGAGTTCGTCGGTAAGGTCTACCGGGTCGTCGAAGGTCTGGCTGGTGTGGTTACCCGCAACGCCAAGACTCTGCCCGGCGAGAAGCTGTGAAGGCGCTCCTCAAGGCGCTCCAGTCGATCCTCCAACTAGCCACCCTGGTGCTCACCCTCCTGCGTGACGACAAGTTGCGCCAGGAAGGTGAGCGCAAGGTGCGCCTGGAGGCGATGGAGGCCGAGCAACAGCGCCGTGGAGAAGCCCATGAGATTGACCTGCAGGTGGCTCGTGGTGGCCTGTCTGACGCTGATCTTGAGCGGATGCGCCGCTACCAACGCGCCAGTCGATGAGTGCTCCTGGGTGAAGCCCATCAGTTGGCATGAAGACGACACCCCGACGACCAAGCAGGAGGTCTTCGCCCACAACCTCAAGTGGGAGAAGTTCTGCCTCCGGTAATTACCACACAGTTATGGAGAACAAGATCGTTCTCCGATCTCTCCTGTTGGTTGGTACTTCGGGGCTGGCTCCATGTCGGCCTCGCTTTTTCCCAGGATTCCATCGCCCCCAAGCCTCTGGCCGGGTTCCCCGTCACCCGCGTATCTAAGGCCACGCTCAAATCGTGGGGCCGCTAGGCAGCTTGCTCCGTCTGCCGAATCACGGAGCGTTCACTGGCATGTAGCTCAGATGGCAGAGCACCCGGCTGTTAACCGGGCGGTCGCAGGTTCGATCCCTGCCGTGCCAGCCAAACCCCATAGAGAAGGAGGTGATCCTGTATCTCCGGGTGCAGCTACGGAAACTGCACAAGCCCTAGCACGTCGGGAGACGTTACTGGGCAACCCCTACCTCGAACGACGAGTGCCCCAAGTCGCACTGGCAGCAAAGCCGGTGACTTAGCACCCAAAGCATTTCATGCACGAGCCTCGGCCCAACTGGCCCACCTGCGGGTGGAGCCGGAAGGACAACCTTGTGCGCAGCGCGTGGATGGCTGCTGGGAGCAACCCACTCTCATCAATCGTTCACGAGGTAACAAATGGCTGACGCTATCGTTTCGCGTCTGGGTCAGATCAACGGCAGCGGCGCTGTCGATGCTCTGTTCCTGAAAGTATTCGCTGGTGAAGTTCTGACCAGCTTCGAGAAGACCAACGTGATGATGGGCAAGCACCAAGTGCGAACCATCGCCAACGGCAAGTCTGCTCAATTCCCGGTAATGGGCCGCGCGAGCGCCTACTACCACACTCCGGGCCAGGAGATTCTGGGCGGCACTCTGAAGCACGCCGAGAAGATCATCACCATTGATGAACTCCTGATCGCTCCGACCTTCATCGCCAACATCGACGAGGCGAAGAACCACTACGACGTTCGCTCGGTTTACACCCGCGAGATGGGTGCCAAGCTGGCGAACACCATGGACAAGCACATCCTGCAAACTGGTGTGCTGGCTGCCCGCACCGCCAAGACCATCAACGACCCGGATCAGTTCGGTGGCACCACCATCAACAACGTGGTCGCTGATAACGGCGATGCCCTGGCAGACGCCATGTTCGAGGCTGCTCGCATCCTCGACGAGAAGGACGTACCGGCTGACGAGCGCTTCCTGTTCGTTCGCCCGGCCCAGTTCTACGCCCTGGCGAAGTCCACCAAGGTTCTGAACCGCGACTGGGGCGGTGAGGGTTCTTACGCTGGCGGCAACGTGATCCGCGTTGCTGGCATCACCATCGTCAAGACCAACAACCTGCCGAACACCGTTGTCGCTGCAGGTTCCCTGGACGCTGGCACTGGCGACAAGTACGCCGGTGACTTCTCCAAGACTGTCGGTCTGGTGATGCACCCGTCGGCAATCGGCACTGTGAAGCTGCTCGACCTGGGCATGGAGTCCGAGTACCAGATCAGCCGTCAGGGCACCCTGATGGTTGCTAAGTACGCGGTCGGCCACGGCGTTCTGCGCCCGGAAGCTGCAGTGGAACTGTCCACCGCTACTGCGTAAGCAACTATCCACCATCGCATAGGAGGGCCAGAAATGGCTCTCCTATTTTTTTCTTATGGGGGGTTCCATGATTTCTCCAACCACTGAGCTGGAAGCCATCAACACGATGCTCTCCACCATCGGTGAAGCCCCGATCAGTACCGTCGAGGACAGTGGCGTTATCGACGCCGTAATGGCCCGCCAGATCCTCCGTTCGGTTGACCGGGAAGTCCAGGCCAGGGGCTGGCACTGGAACACCGATAAGGGCTACCCGCTGACTCCGAACCAAGAGGGTGAATGCGAGCTGCCCAATGGCGTGCTCCGCTGCGACACCGTCACCCCTGATGACCAGATCGACGTGGTGGTTCGAGGCAAGCGCCTCTACG